GAAGGGACCATTATGGTGTCTTCCCACTTCGTGGTAAATGCAAAAATGTCCGAGATGCTTCTGTGGCACAGCTTACGGGGAACCAGGAGTTCAATGACCTCAAGAAGATCTTGGGTCTCCAACAAGGCAAGGAATACAATGATGTTTCTGAGCTTAGATATGGAAGACTAATGATCATGACTGATGCTGATAACGACGGTTCGCATATCAAGGGTTTAATTCTGAATATGATTGACTATTTCTGGCCCAGTCTCCTCAAGTTGGGATTTGTCGTTTCAATGGTCACCCCGATTATCAAGGCTTCTAGGGGTAATCAAACCAAGTCATTCTATACGGATTCTAAATTCAGGGCCTGGTATGGAAACGGACAACCTGGTTGGCGCATCAAGTATTACAAGGGTTTGGGCACCTCAACTTCGAAGGAGGCACGTGAGTATTTCAAGCAGATAGAAGACCTCACAGTCAAGTTTGATACAGATGTGATGTCTGATAAATCTATTACCTTGGCATTTGACAAGAAGAAGGCTGATGACCGTAAGACGTGGCTTCTTGAAAGCACAGCAAAAGACCCTAGGGAGCTAGAGGTTCCTTATGGTAATGTGAAACAGTTGAACATTACTGACTTTGTTCATAAGGATCTGGTAAACTTCAGTCTCGCAGACCTCAAGCGTTCCATCGCACACGTTTGTGATGGATTGAAACCGTCCCAACGAAAGGTTATGTATTCATGCTTTCAAAAGAATTTGACTGCTGAAATGAAGGTTGCACAATTGGCTGCCTTTGTAGCTGAGAAGAGTGCCTATCACCACGGTGAAGTTTCTCTCGCCGATACAATTGTAAAACTGGCGAATGATTTCGTGGGCTCCAACAACATCAATCTTCTCGAACCATGTGGTCAATTCGGAACACGACTTATGGGTGGTAAGGATGCTTCTCAGACGAGGTATATCTTCACACGATTGACATCCGAGGCTCGTAAGCTTTTCGATCCCAATGATGATGCTATTCTTAATTATTTGGATGATGATGGACGGTCTATAGAACCTGAGTTCTATATGCCTACTCTACCCATGATTTTGGTTAATGGAAGTGAGGGTATTGGTACTGGTTTCAGTTGCTACGTGCCTCCATTTAATCCCAACGATATTCGCAACAATATTACAAATGTATTAAATGGTAAAAGTATTCAAAAAATGAAACCCTGGTTTCGGGGTTTCAAAGGAAAGATTTTTGAACAAGATGATGATTCGTGGGTGACCCAGGGTGTATGGACCACCATTGGGAGGACGGTTAAGGTGACTGAACTCCCCCCGGGACGCTGGACCCAAGATTACAAAGAACACCTCGATACCCTCGTTGAAAAGAAAATCATCAGTGGTTTCACAAATAACAGTACAACTGAGAATGTGGATTTCCTGATACAAGATTACAATGGTGCAGATGCGGTTAAGGATCTTAAACTTCAAAAGACACTCCGTACAAGCAATATGCACCTCTTCCATCCTACAAAGGGAATTCACAAATATGAAAGCCCTGAGATGATTCTAAAAGATTTTATCGAGCTTCGTTATGAGTATTACAAAAAGCGAAAAGAACATCTCATCAAAGTTCTAGAGACCAGATCGAAGATGTGTGATTACAAGTCTCGATTTGTATCCATGGTCATCAACGGTGATATCGTTGTGTTCCGTCGTAAAAAGCAAGACCTAGAGAATCAACTCTCTGGTCTTTTTCCACTCATTGGAGGAACCCATGACTATCTTCTTAACATCAAGACTGTTCAATATACGGATGAGAGTGTTCGAGATCTTCTCAAAGAATCTGAGCAGGCGAAGAAGGAACTCGAGAGCGCCCGTCAGCGGTCAATTGTGAATATGTGGGAAACGGATATTAAAAATATATAAACAATAGATAAGTATGGGTGAAGCCGCTAAGATTTCCCTAAAAGCTATTGGAAAGCAGGATACATACCTTCTTTCCAAAGACCCAGAAGACTCCTTCTTTAAGGACAAGGATATGGTGCGACATTCAGATCTTAGGAAGTATCATAGAAGTCGTAAAATTATCAATCCCGGAACTATAACCGGTTGGCCGTTTGCACAGACTATCAAGGTGCAATTTAACCCTCAAAATATGGGAGACCTTTTGAGTAACATGTGGTTGAGTGTGACCATGCCTGGACTCAGTGATTTTGGTGGTGGAACAAATTATGCTGATCAATTGGGTAGACATATTCTAAAAAGTATCACCATGTTTGTTGATGAACTTGAAGTTGAGAAAATACATGATGATTGGGGTATTATATATGATGAAATGTATCTAGAAATTTCAGAAAAAGTAGCAAATAGATTTCTTGTAAACAGAAGTTTAGGTTTTGACGATTCAACCCTAGATGCATTTAAAGACGTTTGTCAGTATTCTTCTGACCTCATGATACCTCTACATTTCTTCTTCTCTCGTAAGTATGCCAGTGATGAATACTCATCTAATCAACCAAATCGTCCTTATTTCCCAATATGTGCTGTGCACCGCCAAAAAATTGAATTCGAGTTAGAGTTTCACAAACAACAATTCTTCACGGATACTGGCGACGCTCTTAGCCTTCCTGAATTTAGACTGATTACGGAAGAAATAACATTGAGTGCTGATGAGAGAAAGTATTTGGCTACGGAGAGACAACTTTTCATAACTGATATCGTTCGTAAACATCCAACTGCGGTCAGTGAACTCAATGTGGATCTGATTCGAAATAATCTCGTTCCAGATATTCCAGTCAAATGTATTCATTGGTTCTTACGAAACACTGAGTTTGAAGATGAAGGTGATGCATCAGGTGGTAAGTCGTTACAAGAAGAAAAGTATTACCAAAATCGTTTCAATTTTTCGTCCAATGTCAACTTTGATGAAGTTCAAACCTTCTTCTATCCCATCATGAGTGAAGCGAGTTTCTACATTAACGGGAACAAGTTGCCAAATGTTTCCAATACGAATCATAATTATTACAAGTATCTCATTCCATTTCGACACAGGTTAGCGAGACCTTTTAGGAATATTTACACATATAGTTTCTCGATGAATCCGATTAATGTGGAGCCATCGGGGAACTTGGACTTTACGAACATCGTGTCTGATAAAACATCTATAGAGGTTAAATTAGACACGAGTATTTTAGACGAAAATGGTGATCCCAAGGTTGATGTGGCAACCAAAACATATTCACTCAATATGTATTACACCGGATACCAAACCTATGTATTTGAAAGGGGTTTCATGTCACTTGCTTATTAAAAAGTGAGTTCTTATTGTTAGAGATGTAGTCTATAATATTGTTCTTGATACACCATTTGATGAAATTTAGTTGTGCCAAAGTTGTTTGGATTTCATGAGATGTTCCGGGAATTGTATAGGCAAACTTTTGGGACCTACAGAAGGGATCGAAGAGCTTCTTACTGTATCCATCTAGACTTGACTTGTATGCACAATGAACAGTAAACAACTTACCGTCAGTGGTGGTATACATAGTGTTATTCTTCTTTGCGTAGTTAGTGATGAACCACTCGAGATTTCGTAGAGAAATACCACTTGACTTGTCGAGAATGTTCAGTAGTTTAGTCCTATTCTTTTCTTCTTGGTAGAATTGATTTATTGATGTTTGTAGAATGGTCGATTTACTCATTACATTATTAATGTAGTTAAATCTCTAAGCTCACTCACAGCCTCGCATGCCGGACAACCCCTAACATACATTTGTTCGGGTCCGTGTGTGTGTGAATTTACACTCGGAAGTTGCCTAATTTGTATTTGTTGACCCCTCCTTGAATGAAATCTGCAGTATCCACTCTCACCACATTTAAAAGTGCATCCACGCGACTGACCATTTTCTGTTACGATACCCTTGCACACATTCGTTTCCGGAATGTAACGTAAAAGTAGGTCCAGGGAGACTTGATGCTTTTTACTAATCTCTTCAACTATTTCAGTCACTCTCTCACTCACGATAGGATCAATTCTCTCTTCAACTTTTTCATCAATTACTTTTTCGATTGTGTCTTCGACCAGCTCAATAAATTGTGGATTTGCTAGAAGAATTCTCAAAACTTTTTTTGAACTCATCACTTATTAATACTTTGCTCATAATTTTTAAATAAGTCTTCAACAGAATTTTGTCTTTGTCTGTGAAGCTTAAGGCGTTCCCTCAATTCGGCAACTTTACCAGTATCGTCGAGATTATTCTTCTTACATTCCTCGATGAGTTGCTCCCTTTTCATAGTGCTGAGGGCTGGACCCAATTTCTTCTTTTGTGGTTTATGCTCAGCTATGATGTCACCGAAGATTTCCTGTTTGACATTCTCATAGAGAGGATCTAGAAGATCACACACAGGATTAAGGAATTTATTTTCAAAATAGTAATGATAGTCAATTGGCACACCATTTTCCTCTACATATTTGGGATCCTCTGACTTTTGAAAGGCTTTCGCCTTGGGGTCGTTGGTCTTGGTGAGTAGATAGGGAACACGATCACCCGACTGTGGTTCCGACCCCGGTTTACGCTGTCTCATCTTATTCACGACTTGCACATGTGCTTGATTTATGTGCACACTCTCAGGACTTGTGATAGACACAGACTTTCCACCAACCTTGTAACTGTCTGATAGAGATTGACTTAATACCAACTTCTCGTTTGAAACTTCACCGGCTAGAAGTTGTGACGCTCTTTCCCTCGCCAACTCCCTCGGTGGTCCTATGTCAGGAGCATCAAGGACAACATCAAGGAGTTCCTTACACACTTCCCTCACGTGTGGTGTATTATCACGCCTTACAAGCTGGAGCCCCTTTACATCTATGTAGTCCATATGCATTTGGTCATCTTTACCCTTTGTCCACAACTTTGCAGCGTAACGTTTTTTGCTGTAAAGAAAATAAGGTGAATAAACCTTTTCGAGTTCTAGATTGTTCGGCTTCTTAAATAGTGCCGAACACTCCTCTGCGGCTCGTTCACCAACTTCCCAACTGTAAGCGATAGCTTCCTCACCCGTGCGCCCACCAACATCAAACTCAACCATGACTGAATCGGTGTCGCCGTATCGAACCTTAGCACCAGGGAAGTTTGCCTCGACGTAACTCTTAGTCTCTTCGATCATACCACGACCCCTACACGTTGTCGTAGAAGCGATAGGAACACACGGAAGAATACCTTTTCCGGCACCTGTAAAACCATACACCGAGTTCATAGAAATCTTGTATGCGAGCTGCTTACCATTGTAAACTTCCTTCATCGAACCAGTAGCTGCCGCCATATCTTTCTTTGCCTTCTTACGGAACTGCTTGAGTTCTAGAAGAATAGCTGGAAGAAGACTCGGGACATCCTGTGCAAATTTATACGTCTTCTCTCCAACCCTGAATGTTTCATAAGTAATACCAGGAACATTCCCGTAGTCCTTTTCGTTCATAACATATGTGGAATAACAGAGATTGTGTGCCATCATGATACTAGGATACAGTGCTTCAAAATCAAGGGCTGTAATTGGTGTATAATAGGCACCCTTTTGTGCCTCGAGAACTGTAGCACCCTCGTAATGTTCTTCAGGGATAGCTCCATAACGAATCGTAGGCACCATATAGCCAAGCTCTCGAGCTTTCTTAGAGAGCTGACTGAATACCTTAATTTGCTGACCACGTTCCACAAGGAAAGACATCGGCACCCACGTGGCTTTAGCCATCTCCAAGAGATTGAGAAGAGTGCACAATTTCTTTGTGAGTTTGTGAGGAAGGAGGGTATCCTTAATACAATACTCTGCAACTTCACCCAATTTGATGGGGTCTTCTTCTATGAAACGAGCAAACATCTCCTTAGGGGGCATATCTATTTTTTGATCCCCTAGATACAACTTCGAAACTTCATTGAGCTTGTAGGAATCCAATTTATAGCCCTTCTTAACTTCACCAAACATATCAAAAATAAACCGACCGGGCATGGGTAGTAGCTTCAGGAAGTTATCACCCAAAGCACTTGAACTCAACTTTTTAGTCACCAGATGACACTCACTACCATGAAATTTACCAAGATTGTAGAATTCCAGACCACAACCAACCATCGCAGCCCGTTTGTAAATATATTCAAGATCAAAGCCAAATATGTTCCACCCAGTAATGATATCTATATCTTTTTCATTCATGTATTTTTGAAATGCCAAGATCATCTCTCTTTCCGTATCGAAGCTCACAACATCAGGACCTTCAGTCTTCTTGTAGCAAAGACACACCTTTTCATAAGGTTCATCACTACCAAATTTACAGAGGGACAATGCGATTTGAAAACAAGCGTCGTCAGGAACGTCAGCATCAGGAAACTTACCAGTGGAACTATTACACTCAATATCGAGGGATGCGACGACAAAGGGTGCAATGTCATCCCGTTCGACAGGCTTAAGAGTCTGCCAATCCTTACACCATAGATCTATATCAGTTTTTGCCAGGTGTGAACGAATACATTCAGTCCCAGTATCTAACCAACCAGTAGATTGAATACCGGTTCTATGCATGAGTCTCAGGACAGGATCTATATTTGATTCATAGACGTGGTATTTTCGAAAGTCATTATTATACACGAATATCGAATTTATCTTTCGACGAGCCTCAAGAGTCTTAAAGTTCAATTGCATAAAATAGAATTCCTCATTATTTTGAAATCCCCATACATCCTTTTGTTTAGTCAAACTGTAACCAGTCACGTGGTCCTTTCGCATCGAGTTGAGTTCATTGAAAAGACGCTTCACATCTCCAGGCTTTGTATCTTTTGGAAGCTTTACGAAAAAGTAGGGATCGAAGGTCGTGGTTAGACATACCGACTTACCATTCTCCGTCTTACCAAAGATACTGATTTGATGTTCACCTTCTACATCCCGTGCTTCCCATGTGAGCGCTTGAAAAACTACCATATGTTTACAATGAGCCAAAATTTTAATATCATTTATTAATAAATGTCTGCTGCTTTAATTGAGCTCGTGTCCGTGGGCGCTCAGGATGTATTCATCACTGGTGACCCCCAGGTGAGCTTTTTTCGTCAGAACTACAAGCGCTATACCAATTTTGCCATGAAGCCTGAGCGCATGGATTACATCGGCACTTTCGGGGCTTCCAACGAGGTGACCATCCCTATCCGCTCTAAGGGTGATCTCATGAGCTATATCTGGATTGAGTCTAGTGGTATTGCGAGTGTTCAACAGAACTCTACCGGTCTCTATTCCAATAACGCCGCCAGCCCCACCGAGTTTAGCCTTTGGATCGGTGGTCAAAAGGTCTCCCAGCTCGATTCTCTCTTCATTCAAGGTGTGCACAACCCCCTTCTTCGTGACAGCACCGCTAAGGCATCTTGTGCCGTTACCACTAATAACGCCAAGGCGAACCACGGTGGTGATCACTACATGATTCCTTTCTTCTTCGGTGAGGATTACACTAAGTGTCTCCCCTTGGTGGCCCTCCAGTACCACGATGTTGAGATTAGGGTAAAGTGCAGGGACGGTTACACTCCCACCGACACTCCCAAGG